GTTCACTGCTGAAAGACTGATGAAATCTGGTCAAAGAACAGGTACTTCTGATAATGATATCAATGCTGTAGGTAGCATGGGAATGATTCCTCAAGGTTATGTAGTAAATAACTACTTAACTGATACAGATGCATTCTTCATTAAAACTGATGCACCTAACGGATTAAAACACTTCCAAAGAGCGCCAATTTCCACTAAAATGGAAGGCGATTTTGAAACTGGAAACGTTAGATACAAATCTAGAGAGAGATACTCATTCGGGTTCTCTGACTGGAGAGGTATCTTTGGTTCACCGGGAGCATAATTACTCTTAACTTGTGGGGGCTTAGTCCCCCACATGACAACTAGGATAAACTTATTATACCGACTGCCCTAGCAGACGCTCGTAGAGACGGTATGACTTACTTACGAGGTAAAAATGGCTAAATCAACTTTTTCAGGTCCACTACGATCTGAAGATACTTTTAAAACTGTTAGTAAAAACTCCTCTACTGGAGCAATTACTGAAATCATCACTATGGGTGATGGACCAGTTACATTGGGAGATGAAGATACAACTCTCACTAATGCTACACATAGTGGAAGACTAATTGTAGTCCCAGCTATTACAGCAAACAGAACAATTACGCTACCATCACCGGTTGCTGGCTCACACTTTAAATTTATTTATGGTGGAGCTGCAGAAGAAGCAGAAAACATTATCTTTGATACAGGAGCTGATGCTAATTACTTCATTGGCGGTGTTGTTCATTGTGATTCAAATGCTGATAACGTAACTATTTATGCTGATGGAAACTCTAACTCAAAATTAACTCTTACAGATTTTGGTGGTATGGAGATTAACATTATGGCTAAAGATAGTACTAACTGGTTAATTTGGGGCTTCACAGAAGGCGCAGATGCACCTGCATTCGCAGACAATTAAATAATATAATGTGGGGCTACGGCCCCACAGTTCTTAATTAAGGAGGGAACATGGCAGACACAGTTACAGGACCGACTATCCTACAACAAAACGACAATAGAGTTGTTATTAAAATAGTTAATCAATCAGACGGAACAGGAGCAACAACAGTTTTTGGTGATGTCTCAGCAATGAATGCTAGAGAAGACGGAACCGCTGTAGCACACTTAGGATTACTCAGAGTTTGGTTTTCTTGTCAAGGCGGAGATGGAGGAGACTCTTACGCACGTTTAGATGAAGAAGATTCAGATGGAGATATTCCTGTAATAGGTTTAACAGGAACAGGATATTGGGACTTTAGAGAATTTGGTGGTATACCAGCAGATAAATCTAGTAACAGTAATGAAAGTGATGTTAATCTTGTTGTACCGGGTGCCGCGGACTCTGGTAATATGTACACAGTTATTGCAGAATTCCAAAAAATCTATTAATAATATCTAAAAGGAAATAAAAATGAAAAAAGTAAAAAAATTTAGAAAAAAATATAATTTAGGAGGAGAGGCAACAAAAGGACCTAAACTCGGACGTAAACCCCGCCGAATGGATCCTCCGCCAAAACCAAAAAAATCTTCTAAAGATGTTAATACACCCGGAGAAGGACAAAGAGCATTTCAAGGAAAGATAGATCTTATGATTTCTAAAGCTGAAGGTGATTTTAATAAAATGATAAAAAATTTTAGAGCTAAAACTAGATCGTAGTGATTAGTAGGTCTTCAATGCCGAAACAATTAACAGGTCGTCAAAAAAAGACGATGAAAAAGCACTCAAAGCATCATACAAAAAAGCATATGGCTTCTATGACAAAAGCTATGAAAAAAGGTAAGACTTTTACACAAGCACACAAAAAGGCAATGAGAAAAGTAGGTAGGTAATGGCAACTTCAAGTACCAATACTTTCAACTTAGATGTAGATCAAGTTATAGAGGAAGCATTTGAAAGATGCGGCATCAATTCTAGATCTGGTTACGATTTAAAAAGCGCAAGACGTTCACTTAATATTATGTTGGCTGAATGGGCTAACAGAGGTATTAATCTTTGGACCGTTGAGCTTCGTACAAAAACATTAACAGCAAGTACAAGTAGTTATACTTTAGATTCTGATCTTATTGATATATTAGAAGCTGTTTTATATACAACAACTGATACAACAACTGATATAGAAGTTGATCGTATTAGCCGTGCGGAGTATTTAAACATATCTACTAAATCCTCAGAGGGCACACCTGTACAATATTTTTTACAACGTGGTGCTTCAACACCAACATTGTATTTATATCCAACACCAGATGCGGCTCATACTTTTAAGTATTGGGGACTAACTAAAATACAAGATGCTGGTAATTACGAAAATGAATTAGAAGTTCCTACAAGATTTTTACCGTGTTTAACTTCTGGTTTAGCTTATTATACTTCTGTAAAAAAAGCACCAGAGAGAACACCTTTACTAAAACAATTATATGAAGAAGAATGGCAACGTGCTTCGGAAGAAGATAGACCACGTTCCAGTTTCTTTGCTACACCAGAAAGAGGAGTTATCTAATGGCACATGCAGCAGGTAAATATGCAAAAGCAATATCTGATAGAAGTGGTATGGAGTTTCCTTACAATGAAATGGTAAAAGAATGGAATGGATCTTTAGTACATAAATCAGAATTTGAATCTAAACATCCACAGCTAGAAAGACAACAACACAAACCAGATGCACAAAGTTTAAAAGATGCACGTCCCGCGCGCGTAGAACCCCTAACAGTTTTTGTTGGCGGTAAAGGATTTTTTGAATATAATAATAGCATGGAAGTTCCTAGTAAAAAATCACCAATGGTTGGTTTAACCGTTGGCACAGTTACCGTGAGCACATCATAATGACTACGTACTCAGAATTAACACAGCAAATATTAGATTATACAGAAGTTAGCACGGATGTGCTAACAGCAACAAGAACAAACGATTTTATAGAACACACAGAAAATAGAATATTTAGGGATATTGATTTAGACGTTTTTAAATCACATCAAACAGCTAATCTTGTATCAAGTAGTCCTTTCTTATCACTACCGGGTGGAACAACACCTACACCAACATCACTTGGTACAGTTAGAACATTTCAAATTTATCCTGCATCTGGAACACCAACAAGGACATTTTTAGAACAACGCGATATTAGTTTTATGAATGAATATTGGCCAGACAGAACATCTACGGGAACACCTAGATACTGGGCTTGGTGGGATCATAACTCGATTTATGTTGCACCAACGCCGGATTCAGCGTATAACGTGGAATTAGGAATTACTAGATTACCAACAAGACTGTCTAGTAGTAACACAACCTCTTGGTTGGGTAATAATGCACCAGCACTATTACTTTACGGATGTCTTGCAGAAGCCTTCAAATTCTTGAAGGGACCAGCGGAAATGCTGCAACTATATGAACAATCATATCAACGTGCTCTTCAAGAGCTTGTCATAGAACAGCAAGGAAGACACCGAAGAGATGAATATATGCATGGGGCGTTAAGAACTCCTTTGCAATCACAAAACCCATAGGAGGATAAAACATGGCTATAACTCAAGCTGTATGTACAAGCTTTAAACAAGAGTTGCTAGTTGGCACTCATAATTTTACAGCAACAACTGGTGATACTTTTAAAATAGCATTGTACACAAGTTCTGCTTCTTTGGATGCAACCACAACTGCTTACTCAAGCTCGAATGAAGTTTCAAATTCTGGAACATATACTGCTACTGGTGGATCACTAACAAGTGTAACACCAACGACAAGTGGTACAACTGCAATTTGTGATTTTTCTGACATATCTTTTACGTCAGCAACAATCACTGCAAGAGGAGCATTAATTTACAATAGCACAGACTCTAATAAAGCTGTTGCTGTTTTAGATTTTGGTGGCGATAAGACATCTACAAGTGGAACATTTACAATTCAGTTTCCAACAGCCGATGCAGACGACGCTATATTACGATTAGCATAGGAGAAAATAAATGGCATTAGTCATTAATGATCGTGTAAAAGAAACTACTACCACAACGGGAACAGGAGCTGTTTCTCTTGGTGGTGCTGTAACAGGTTTTGAAACTTTTGCTGCTGGTATAGGTAATAGTAATACAACGTATTATGTTATTGCTCATCAAACAGCGGCAGAATTTGAAGTAGGACTTGGCACACTAGATGGTGATAGTTCTGATCTTACACGTACAACAGTTATATCTTCTTCAAACAGCGATAGTGCTGTTGATTTTGCAGCAGGAACAAAAGATGTTTTCTGTACAATGCCAGCAAGTAAATTGGTATTTGAAGATGCTAGTTCTGATGTAACTTTACCGAACGATCTTATTTTAGGATCAGATTCAGCCGTATTAAAATTTGGTGCTGATTCTGATACAACTTTAACACATACAGACGGCACAGGTTTAACTTTAAATAGCACTAATAAACTTCTTTTTAGAGATTCTGCTTTATATATTAATTCATCTACTGATGGTCAATTAGATATTGTTGCAGACACAGAAGTACAAATAGCAGCTACAACAATAGATATTAATGGTGCAGTTGCACTTAACGGCGCTATTACTGGTG